ATTAAATATACAATTTAATAATCTAGATAATGTAGTGAAGTTTAATAAGGGTGAATCGCCGGATCAAATTAAAAAGAGTAGGGTGGATACGATTACTGCCCCTAAGACGATAGAGAGATTGGAAAAACTAAGCCACGATAGGTTTAAAAAAAGGCAAGAGGAAGAGGAAGAGGAAGAGGATGAAGACGGGGACGACGAGGAAGAAGAGGAAGTTAAACTAAAGATTTTTAAAGACGATTCATCTATAAAAATAAACGACATTGAGGTACTCGATGACCCATTGATATTAAAAAAAAATGTACTACAATTTGAAGAACTAACTTAATTCGTTCAAATTTGAAATGTATATTAATATAAAATATAAATGAAAAACATTTATATTTTAGCGACGATAACTAGTTTGATGTATATAGCGTTTAATATACTTGATAATAAATTAATAACTAAAAAGAAGATCGTATTAAAAACCCTTACCAAAAACGCGATTTTCGTTTTCATAAGTTTTATAGCTGGTTATTATATATATAAACAGATTGAACCGACCGAAGCAAGCTCTTCGCCCGATGTTTTTGTCACCGAACCAACGTTTTAATTGTCATCAAGTGTAATTAACTTATCAATGTTTACCAGTTTCTTTTTATTAATATGTTTTTTAGATGTTATAAAACCCTTAAATATATCATCATCTATGTAGTTTTCGGGGAGATGGTTATGAACCGTTCTAACAATCATTTTATATAATTTAAATTCGGGATACCTTTCTTCTCCGCAATTTTTATATATAATATTTCTATTTTTATCATCCGTACACCACTTATTAATCAGCGTTTTAATGGGGTTTTCCAATTTCCCCTCATCTTTATCTTTATCTTTATCTTTATCTTTATCTTTATCTTTATCTTCATCTTCATCTTCATCATTAAAGTAATCGTATAAAGAACACCCCAGCCTACATAAATCAAAACTATAATTGGGTTCCAATGTGGGTTTACTCCTATTTATATACGGTTCGAAATTATACTGGGTTGAAGCGTCTCCCTTTTTATGAAAGCTGTCACTGCACATAACCTTATTTTTAAATTTATATATAGCTCGCCCAAAGTCAATAATTTTAAAAATTTTCCCATATGTCGGGACTTTATAGTATTTGTTGTTATATTTGTATGAAATGAATTTAAGGTCCGTCGTATTATACATAATGTTGTTTGTATGCAAATCGTTGTGCGTAAATGAAAACGCCTTTTGGTAGGAAATCAATGTTATTATTATTTGAAAAAGACAAGACGCCCACCTCTCAACCGACATACCTTTAGACAAAATTGAATCTAATGTATTTTCCATCAATTCCAGACTTATAACGTTAACGGGGAAATTATTTAATACCACATCGCATGGGGTTTCTGATATAGTGGAACAACCACTACAGCTTGACCCACACGAACTATTTGAACATCGCGACATGTCGTCATCTGTTTCCACGTCATCTGTTTCCACGTCATCTGTTTCCATGTCATCTGTTTCCATGTCATCTGTTTCCATGTCATCTGTTTCCATGTCATCTGTTTCCATGTCATCTGTTTCCGTGTTTGATGTATTGGATGTACGAGAAGAACACGTCGAGCCGGTATGTCTAGACGTGCGGCTGGTATTATCGGGTTGATTTTTTAGTTTGTCCATACCTTCCACGCCGTCAATTAAAAGTATTTCTCCACCCGCATTGGTTGAACCACCTTCTAGTGTGTGATAACCAACAGACCCGATATGATTGGGTCCTATTTGTATTTTCTTTTTATAGTTTCTACTATCAGAATTATCTACAAGTTCGTCAAAATTGGAAGCCACTTTAAAAATAACGTTTTTGTTTTTATGGAAATGGGAATTATCGTTTAAATAATCCAGATCATCGTATATATCGCATTTAAAGTCATTTTTAACAGCTAAAAACGACCCATAGAAATCTATACCATTCACGAATTTGTGGTGGTGTAATAATTGACTTGTTAAATAACTAAAAAACGAATCAACGTATGCTGAATTATTAGCGTCTATTATTTTCTTATGATAGGTATTATTGTTTAATTTCGGAAGACCACTGATAGTATTCTCGTCTAATTTTTTATATTTTCCCGCTATATATTTTACAGGGTCTAATAGCGGTGATAATTTAAAAAACGTTTCATTTTTTTGTATATTATTTTTAGAGCGAATAACACATTTATATTTATTACTACCTAATTTATTATGTATTCTCTCTAAATTATAATAACTATTCAAATTGATACCATTGAAATTATTTTCATCTAATTTGAAAAAATTCGTATAAAGTGGGTTAAAATTTTGAGCATCCATTATTCCTATATTTTCAAAATCCTTAAATAAATTGTCATTATTATTCATTTTGTAAAATAATGAAACCATTAAATTATAATAATATGGATTATTTATTATAATTATTTTATGCGTATAATAAAATTATTTATAATACGAAAAAATTATAAATGAATCTCGAATTAAAAAGATTTGATATGAAAAGAATCAGTTTTAAACCAAATGAAAATCAGGGACCCGTTATCGTTTTGATCGGGAGAAGAGATACCGGGAAGAGTTTTTTGGTTCGGGATTTGTTATATTATCACCAAGATATTCCTATAGGAACCGTTATTTCCGGAACAGAAGCGGGGAATGGTTATTATTCAAAGATGGTTCCGAAATTATTTATACATGACGAATATAATACTGCAATAATAGAAAATATATTAAAGAGGCAAAAAATGGTAATGAAACAAGTTAAAAAGGAAAAAGATGCATATGGGAAAACATCAATAGATGCTCGTGCATTTGTAATTTTAGACGATTGTTTATATGATTCGTCCTGGGCAAGAGAAAAATTAATGAGGTTGCTTTTTATGAATGGCAGGCATTGGAAAATCATGTTGGTAATAACTATGCAGTATCCATTGGGGGTTCCCCCCAATCTAAGAACCAACATTGATTACACATTTATATTAAGGGAACCATATATTACAAATAGAAAGAGAATATATGAGAACTATGCTGGTATGTTTCCTACATTTGAAAGTTTCTGCCAAGTGATGGATCAGTGTACCGAAAACTACGAATGTCTTGTTATTTCAAATAATGCAAAATCCAATAAATTGGTCGATCAAATATTTTGGTACAAAGCACAGCCCCATAGGGATTTTAAATTGGGTAGTAAAGAGTTTTGGGAAATGTCCAAAGACCTAGATAGCGATGATGATGAAGGGGGTACATATGATCCAACGGCGTCTAAAAAGGGGCCCTTAATAAATGTAAAAAAAAATAGATGGTAAAGTATATTAAATAATTACATATCGGTAATCATATCGCTTTATTGGGTTTCTTGGGTTTATTAGCGGTTTTCTTGGGTTTCTTGGCGGTTTTCTTGGGTTTCTTAGCGGTTTTCTTGGTGGTTTTCTTGGGTTTCTTAGCGGTTTTCTTGGGGTTCTTAGCGGTTTTCTTGGGGTTCTTAGCGGTTTTATTTGTGGTTTCCTCGTGTTTTTTAGTTTTTGAGTTTTCTATTATTTTATGAAGTGCGTCTTGTTGATCTTTTGTTAAATCTAATGTACTTTGAATATTAATTAGTTCAAAGCTCTTAACGGTAAACCGTAAATCATTATTATTAAGTTGTATCTTAACAAGCTTTATCGAGGGCACGTTTGCGGGAACATTAAAGTATGTGCCCCCGTGTTCCGTGGTTCCGTTTAATTCGTCGATAATATGACCCGTCATTATTTCTAAATTTCCATTTTTTAAAATTATTAATTGTAAATATTTATTTTTAAAGGCGTAAGTGTCATTGGTTTTTTTTATTTTTTTAATATTTAATACATATGACTCCTTTATACTTTTTATAAGATCCTCGGTTACTTTTATTTGTTTATCAGCTATAATTTTTGCTGTGGATTTACCCCAAAGTTTTTTCTCTCTAGACATTAGTTCTTTTTTAAATTTCGCTGTATTATTTTGCATATATATATACGGATAAATATAAATATATACGGATAAACATATATATTTATTAATTGGTTACGAATACATAATAAGGAATTATAATTTCTTTAACGCGGTTTGTAATAACGTTGTTAATTATTTCCTACCAGATTTACTTTTCTTACCTTTCTTACCTTTCTTACTTTTCTTACCTTTCTTACCTTTCTTACCTTTCTTACCTTTCTTACTTTTCTTACCTTTCTTACCTTTCTTACCTTTCTTACCTTTCTTACCTTTTTTACTTTTTTTTACACCCTTACTCTTTCTGCGCAACGTCATTCTATTTCTACCCCCGTGGTCGAGCGGCATCATCAGGTCTCCGTGTTCCGGATTTTCCCTTACGTCGGCTTCCGCACAAGTCCCGCAAAAAACCGAGTAACGGCCATCAATGGTGCAACTCCATTCTGTTTCCCTCTCGCATCTTCGCCCGTCGGGACGCCCCTCACAGGGACGCCCCCACGTATCTAAGAGAGATACCATGGCTCTTCTGGAATCTTCCTGGCATTGAAACGATGGCGGCGCCATATCACTGCCATCACACTTGCTCTCACCACCTTGTCGCCCGCTACTCATTTCACCATATTGTCCAGAACCAATAACGCAATCACCCCGTTTACCTAATTGGGCGCGCTCCCTGTCGTTTATTTTGTCTAATAAATATGATACTTTTGTAAATGCGACACTTACCCGTTTATCATAGTCTGTAGGTTTTGATATATTACTAGTCTCCCTATTTCCTTCATTTATAATAGTAGATAGCTCTGATATTGCTTTTATAAACTCCTTGATAATATTTTTTATATCAGATTCGCGTGGGTCATTAAATACATCTAACCAATCTTTGGTAAATACATCCTCCATGCGCAAATTTAATACGGGATGGTCATGTGGTGTAAAAAAAGCCAGAGTCTGCCTTCTGCCACGTCTTTGGTACCCATCCATCAATACCGTTATTATTCTCATACTATAATTTAAAATATTAATAAAATCGGGATAGTCGTCTGAATTATGCGCTTCATTTGTATCGTCGGGAAACGCGAAACTGGGATGTAAAAACCCCTCCTCCGTCAATTTTGATAATATATCGTTATCCGAATTTATTAATTCTATATTTGTTTTTTTTGGAGTACCCGTAGCCCAATATATAAAGTCGTCTATAGTTTTTATAAGAAAATGTCGCATTCGTTGAATGGTAAAACGGCTTTGTTTATTTCGTTTAATACCTATCATGTCACTTTTTTCCCTTTTAAGTACCCTATCCCGTAAATAAAAAATTTGCTTCCATTCCATTAATGAAATATATGGGCCGTATCGATGGATTTCGGGCAATTTTTTTCCAAGATTATCTAGGTATTCAACCATTGTATGTATTAAATTGAATAGTTGCATTGAATCTATACCCGGTATATTTTTGACACCCTCCATCTTCCTCCGGCTTTTAATATAATCAAATATCTTCTTAATTTGTGGTAGAATTGACACCATTATACGTTTAAATTTCGCCAAATTTACAATACTGGCTGGCGTTGTTGCGGCCAAAGTTCCAGGTGGTCCCACATCAACCAGTAATTCTTCGGCTGCGTCCATATTGAGAAGTACCCGTTCCCATGACCCCTCACACCACTCGAATAAACCTCTGTTTTGTGGCATGGGTCCATAATCTCCATCGTTGCCATCAAGCTCCACTGCACAGGGCGGGACAAATTCGACTTCGTTCGTCTGAGCGCCCCGCTCGCCTAATTGTACAACTTCCACGGGGGAAACTCGCCTATGTGCAGCACCCATATAAACGCATGCTTCGGGTGAATGCCCCGCCCGCGGAGAGGCTGCGCTATCGCTTTGGTATTTTTTTATTAGGATTCGCCACATCTTCGGGTATTTACCTTTATACTTTTTCACAAGACCGGGGACCTTTTTTAACTGTTTTTTCAGCTCAACTCGATCTTCGATGTGCGCTTCATAGAACCTTATCATGTCCTTCTCAATATCCTTTGAATTTGAACCAGACATTATATTATAATATAATATAATATAATAATATTTATGATAATATTATTATATGAATAATGCTAAAAACAAAACTTTAATAATAGGTACATTATCATATGGGGTATTGTCGTGTGCGATAGGGTATTTTACATATAGTAAAACAAATAGAACGCGCGAATATACTATAAATGATGTTTCCAAACATAATGAACATAACGATTTATGGGTTTCCTACAAAAATAAAGTATATGATATTACCAAATTTGTTAATATACACCCAGGTGGGAAAGAAAATATATTAATGGCGGGGGGCGGACCAATCGATATATATTGGAATTTATATAAACAACATAATACGGATTACGTTAAGACAATATTAGAAAAATATCATATTGGTAATTTGATAGACGAAGTAAAAATTATTTTGGATGACGAGTATATATCAGAACCTAAAAGAGAGATGGGTAATTTAATAGTACACAAAAGAGAACCATTCAACGCAGAACCAAATAATAAAATATTATTAAATAGTTATTTAACGTGTGATAAAAACTGGTTCACACGCAATCATCACCCCGTTCCCAGCATAGACATTAATGATTTCAACCTAACGATTGGTGGTAAAATATTTAAATATAAAGACATTATTAATAAGAAATATGATGAAATTATTACGACCATACAATGCGCGGGGAACCGTAGAAGCGAGTTTAATGCGTTAGACATACCAATGGGGCTTTCGTGGGGCGGTGGGGCAATTTCGAGTGGAAAATGGACGGGCGTGTGGTTGAATGATATTATAGAAATTCCTAAAGATAAAAAATATATTAATTTAATTGATTATAATTATAATTTTTCTGTATCCGTACCCATAAATACAAAATTATTTTTAGCATATAAAATGAATAATGAAATATTATCAAGGGATAGGGGTTTTCCCTTACGAATAATTGCACCGGGTCTAACGGGTTCTAAAAATGTTAAATGGATACAACACATTGAATTTTCAAATGAAGAAATTAATAGCGTGTGGCAAACGGGTATTGCTTATAAAAAATTTCCTAATACTATTAAAAAAATAAATAAAATTACGGAAAATTTAAAATTATCAACGCCTACCATAAACGAGTTACCCGTTCAATCTTATATATGTAATACGGTGGTTTTAAATGATACCATTAACATTACTGGTTATGCCATCACAGGATTAGATAAATATATAAAATACATTGAAATAAGCAACGATAATGGAAAAACTTGGCAAAAGGCTACCATAGTAAAAGGGAAAAATATAAAAAACGCATGGTGTTTTTGGGAAATAACATTACCTTATGAATCAAGCATTATTTATAAAATAAATAATGCTGACAAGAATGAAAATATTAATTTAAATAAATACATGTGTCGTGCGACAGATAATAAAGACAATTCCCAAATGAATTCGTTATCAAAAATATGGAATATACGCGGTATTTCAAATAATTCTCCGTTCACTAAATCATATTAATTTATAAATAATGTAAACTATATTTCGCTTAAATATTTTATTGATTTTAAAACAAGGTATAATGATCCACCGAAAAATATTGATTTGGTTAAATAACCCGAAAATGCCAGATTACCGTCCCCCTTAAACACCATCGGAAAGGTGCTTTTAAACTTATTTTTTACTATGGGGAGTTGAAATAAAAAGAACAGGATGGAAACTAATATGGGTTGCTGTAATTCCTCATATAAAATATCCAATTTATCTTGAGCGTCTCCTTTTTTTTTATTTTGTTCAACCATTGAATCATACGTGTCCTTTTCTTCAATATAATTGTTATTGGTTGCAGGTGGTATATAATTAGCCCTAATCGCCTCATCTTGTGTAATACGGTTTGTATTCATCGGGATATCGCGAGATAATAGATTTGTACCACCCTGCCTATATGCCTCATTTATCCCGATCAGAGCTTCTTCCACCGAACGTTTTTCTTCTCGGGGCGGGGCAATCGGAATATTCACTCGTTCATTCGGGTCCGGTCTAATATTTTGATCAGATGGGATAGTGTTGCTAACGGGTGTATTTTTAATAGAAAGTTCTACGTTGTTTGTATTACTGGGTAATTTATCAATACTCGTTGAATCGGACATATAATATTAAATAATATATCTTCTAATTAAACAATACGCAAATTAATTTTTTTCTTTTTTTTCAAATTCAAGGGTTTTTATATTTTTATCGCAGGACGAGGTGTTTTCTTCAAAGGTGTAACATTTATCATTATATTTAAATATTTGATCCTTTATTTTATCAAACGGGGCGGCATAAAAAACAAGACAATTTCTGTCGTTACAGACCTTTCTAAATAAACAACTTATACCTATACCAAGTATGACCGACATGAAATATTTCCCGAAATCACTATGTATAAAATTTCGCACTCTACTCATTTATATAAGGCAAAGAGTAAATTATATATTAATTAAATAGATTATCTACCGCGTTTTTGATTTTTGATTTGATTTTTGATTTTTTAGTTTTTGATTTTTTAGTTTTTGATTTTTTAGTTTTTGATTTTTTAGTTTTTGATTTTTTAGTTTTTGATTTTTTATTTATATTGCTATTTTTTCCCGGGATATACTTAAGAAAATAACGATCCCATTCCTTACCACTTCTCTTATTTTTTAATTTATCAAACATTTCAGCCTTTTCCTTTCTCATCAATTCCAACGTTTCTTGTTTGCCATAGCAATTAATACTAAAACGTTTCAATAACCCACCCTGCTTCAATCTATTCCTTTTTTGTATTTTAAATAAATATTCTGCCATACATAACAATCTATTTGAGTCATAATATTTTTTGTTAGCGTATGTAAAAGCAAGGTAGAAACTTAAAATTGTATCAATTGTACCTATTTTAAGTTTTTTTTTTTGTAATTTTATTTCATTATAACTATGACAAGCGAGGGGCTCGTATATTAATACTATTGTTTCGTTATTCACCGAAACCTCGAAGTGAGATGCAATTATTTCGCCTACACCAACGTGTTTTGTTATTTTAACACGTGTATGACCGTTTCTAACCAATTCCTCCTTTAATATATCTGCAGTTTTTTTTGGATCGGACGATAATACGTCAAAGTCGGGAATCTTTTTAAACGTATGGTTTGAAAACTTTTTTAACTTTTTTAAATATAGCTGTAGGGCCATTGCTCCGAAAAAAACGACTCCTTGGTTAATTAACGTATCCTTGGTAATAGTAAATATACTTTCTATATTTTTGTGTCCGAGTTTTTTGGTGCTTTTTTTTTCAAATAGGCGCTGTATTTCAATAAATTCACACCCGTCCCCCTTTAAGGGGTATGTTTTATTTAATAACGAGATCCGTTTTAAAACCTTTTCCCACCTACTTGGATCCCCCTTTGGGCGAGATAACTCTAAATACATTAACATTCTTAGATAATTTGGGGAAGAATACATTATCCCATCTCTACTAATTGCGTTTTTCTTTATAGTGTTGAAAAGTGTAGGGACAACCTCGGTTATATCCGCAACTGGTAAATAATTAACAAATACCTTATATGTCCCAGTATGAACCCCAGCCTTTGCTTCAATGTTGGTGAAGCCGTTTTTATAATAGATATCTGCCAATTCTTTGGCGTCTTTTAATGGGTTGGGTGAGAAAAAATCATAATCCGGTAATTCAACCGAAGTGTCATAAAACTGGTCATCCGGGGGCAACAACGCGTTTATAGCCGTTCCACCATAACATACTAGTTTTTTTTTTCTTAAAAAGTTTTCAACTATTTCTATTATTTCTTTTACACCAGGATCGTTCAATAATTCAAACCCTTCTTGTTTACCTATGTTATCAACCGCGGTTCTCAATATAGCCAATTCACATTCTTCAAACGTCATTTTTTTATTACACGTCATGATAAAATATAGTTAGATTATATTAATTAATTAAAACTTAAATTTATATTTTGTCCCGCTCTCACTCTCCCCCATAAAATGTTTGGTTGTAAGTTTAAAATTGGGTAAGTCCTTCTTTAATTGTTCTAAATTATTCTTTGGGGGTATCCACCTTTTTCCAAGCGGCTTTAATACAAACGCTGATCCACCCTTATTAAAAAAATTAATATAGTATTCCATATTATTATCCATATTTGAATAATTCATTAAAACCATTTGACAACCCAGTTCGTGGTGTTTTTTTGCATTCGAATTACCATTAAATATACTCCAGTCGGGCGCAGTAATTGTTTCTATTGTTTTGTTTTCATCTATTAAATCTTCGTCCGAGTATGCGTTTATTACATCATAATCCTTCTTAATACGATGATTTGTAGAATTGGTACATAGATTTACTAGTTCATAAAAAGGATTATCTGACCTTTTATAATTGCCGTTATCGTGGTTGGCCATTATTATAACTTTACTTTTTAGTTTATTTAATTTGATATACTGGAGCTTATCTTTATCGCTACCACCATAACCCCATTTTTTATCCAATAATCTATCTTCGAAATATTCCAATATAGATTTATTTAATTTACTATATATATCTTTTCTATTTGATTTTATACGAAAATTTAAAAATAGCGGATCATTTGGATTTGGGGAATTTAATGACGTAAATGCGTTTTCCGCGATTGTTTTAAAGACTTCATCAAGCGAAATATAATTATACGACCCTTTTAAATTCACATTATCATTTGGTGAAACGGCAACCACGGGTACATTATTGATTGAAAATATTTCAAAGTCAAGAACCCGTGCGCCGTTTTTAATAACCGTTTTAAGTGGGTCAATGCTTACGCATGATTTTTTAAAATTGTCAGAACAACACGAATTATAACTACTCGCTATATAATAATTACATAATGGACGATTAAATAATGTAGTATTATTAATGCTCGATATAGCGGTTACGTGTTTTTCATTCGCGTATATCTTTCCCATCCGAATATCTTTTTTATTATTTGGACAATTATCTTCTTCCCCCTTTATAAATATATATAATGCAACTACCCCAATTATACAAATTAAAAGCAATGCGATTTTTATTTTAGACATATATTATTTAATTATATTTTATCTTAAATAATAATATCATATTAATTTAATATGCCAGGTGGTCTTTTACAAATAACCAATTATGGACAATCTAACATAATTTTAACCGGAAACCCGGATAAAACATTTTTTAATGCAACCTTTAAATCATATACACCCTTTGGGTTTCAGAGATTCAGAATAGATTCGACCACACAAAACGACTCTCCATCTCTAAACTATGATGACACTACCACATGCGATTTCAAAATACCCAGGCACGGTGATTTGCTGTGGGACACAACTATAGTAGTAACCTTACCGGACATTTACAGTCCGCTCAAAGAAATAGGCAATAAGTATTACCCGTACGAATTTCAATGGACAACCGAGTTGGGATTCACTATGATTAAAGAAATTTCAATAACGGCGGGTGGGAATATTTTATCTAAATATTCGGGGGAATATATGGCTAGTCTAATACACAGAGACGAATCTAACAAAAAAGATTTAATAAATAAAATGATAGGGAATATCCCCGAGTTATATGACCCAAAAAAATATAACGGTGGGAATTATCCAAATTCCTGGACAACGGGGGATGAAGATATTCGACCATCCATAAGGGGTAGGAAATTATATATACCATTAATGGCTTGGTTTTGTTCGTCAACGAAGAATGCTTTACCCCTAATAGCATTGCAATACCAAGAAATTAATATAAGGATAGAATTTAGACCAGTTAAAGAATTGTTTACTATTTTACATTTTACGAATGATAATATAAAAAAAAATTTTTACAGTGATAATAAAATCCATACCACTACCACCACCACCACCGACACCACCACCACGACGACCAAAGAAATCAATAATACCCTTAGAATGAGGCCAAATCCGCCGGGTGATAGTGCCGAAAACGTAAGCTTTTACAAATTTTTACAAAAACCCCCAAAACAAGGGTCAACGGATAACGATGATTCATATATTACAAGCGGTTTAACGAATTATGATATTCATTTAATAGGTAATTATGTTTTCTTAGACAATGATGAGAGAAATATATTAGCTTTAAAAAAACATAAGTTTTTAATAAAGTGTTGCTACGAATGGGATTTTTATGATATAACTGGTTCTAAGCGTATAAAAATACCCAGCAGAGATATGGTAAGTAGTTATATGTGGAGATTCAGAAGAGACGACGTGGGTGATAGAAACCAATGGCATAATTATCAAAATTTTGAATGGGAAAACGTCGAACCAAAAGACAGCTCATCCAATTTAATCGATTTCGGAAATAATGATAAAAACGAGTATAATCTCCACAGTTCGCCAAAGTTAGAAATTACCCAATTAAAAAGCATTATGTCTGATATGGCAATATTATGTGGTGGGGAATATAGGGAAAACACGCTTGATTCCGGTGTTTATGAATTTATTGAAAAATGGTATAGATCTACGGGAAATTCTAAAGACGGGCTATATCTATATAATTTTTGCATTAATTCAAATAGATTATCTTATCAACCAACGGGTGCCCAGAATACAAATAAATGGCAAAACGTTATTTTTGAATTTAATACCATTACCCCCCCCAAGGAGTCATCGGGTGAAGTTTCGATAAGTGTATTTTGTGAGGAAGATACATTGGTGGGTGTTAGGAAAAAATTAAGTGATTTATATGAATATAACTTTGATCTACGCGTATTCGAAGAAAGATACAATATGATACAAATACTTGGGGGGAATATATCAATGCTTTTAGCCAGATGATATATTATATAAAAACATTAAACGCTATTACTACATTTACAATTTTTCTTATTACAATTATTACCTTCCCTCCATTTGTTATTTAATGTGTTATATATTAAAACGGTTAAATTATATAAAACGAAAATCACAATAATTAAGTAAAAAACTAAAAATAGCATTTGTATAATTATATGATATAATTAAATTTAGTTAATAATATAATTAAATTTAGTTAATAAATGTTGTCCCACTAGACCCACATTTCATGGGTTTAATATTCCACGAATTAAAATCTTTATTAAATTTATTACAATCCCCCAATATAGAACCACAAAACCCTTCTCCACCATTTATATTTTGAATACGAGGGCATATTTTATCTTTAACACTTTTTTCTATATCTTTAATACCTTTAAGGTGTGCCATAAATTTGGAAAACCCCGCGTCCATACCTTGACCTGTTGCGGCGGGACAACGCTTCGAAACAGCCCTCTTAATAAACTTGGCTTGTTTTATTTGTTTATTACCTTTTCGTAAAGCACTCTTTTGATCTGAAAGGGCGGTATTTAAATCAGTTATCTTCTTTTTCGAAGCAGCTCTCTCATCTTCTTCTTTTTTCAGCTCTATGTTAAGTTCTTTTAGTTTTTGAACATTCACATCGACCCCACCAGATGTAGGAACCAGAGCTTTTAGCCATGTTTCCAGTTTTCCAATGTCTGTCATAAGTCTATCGTGATACTCTCTTAAGAATTTATTAATATTGTCCTTATTATCTTCAAACCATTCTTTACCACCATCGTCCTCCACACCACCATCATACTTCCAATTAGGACCTTTTATCATGTCATTAATTATTTTAGCTTTACTTGTACTACCCCCACACCACGCGTTATTGCTTTCATGACAACTTATCTCAGTCGTATCAATATCACTATCGCTCCCTTTGAGTTCATTTATTAATTCTTCAAAAAACTTACGTACAAAAGCACCGTCGGTGCCCGCAGCAGCAACCGCAGCCGGGGCAGTACTACCCGTAGCAGCCGCTGCCGCAGCTGCCGCGGCCCCAGCGGCTTTACTTGTTGCCATTTTAACTCGCATTTTATTTGCTTTATCTTGTATTCTCTCGACATCGGCGGCAGTGGCAGCGGCATCGGCTCTGGCGGCTTTGATGGTGGCGTCATTCTTAGCAATCTCAGCCGCCAGCTTCGCATTTGCCGCTTCAACCGATTTCACCGACGCGTCATTTAACTCATCCGCAAATGTCCCATCATCGGCCAGAACACATCTATTTTGCATATCGCCTCCTATATCTTCCCCCTCGAACCTTGTTCCTTTCCATTCTATACCTTCTATTCTATAATTGTCTTTTGCTTGGGAACACATTAACATATTCGGATCTGGAGAGCCCCCGTCATTTAAGTATTTTTTAACTATACTGTATTTTTCACCATCTTTCTCCACTACCAATAGCGCACTTTCACAATTTTCGGGGATATAGTAATTATTATCTACATATAGAGGGAGCGTCTTAACCGTAGAATGTAATCTACCCTTCCTTAAATAATGTGTAGGGTGTGACCCACCTAAGTACTTATTATCAACCTTATCCCTTGGTCCGTACCCATCAAACCTATGGGATTTCACTTCGTAATCACTAGCCCCAAGCTCTCCTAACCTGCTACCGTCTTTAATAATAATTTTTATGTCAAAAGGTGTATATAAACCTTCCTTATGTTTATAAAAACGCTTATATAAAAATATACACAATACTAATCCTAAAATAATACATACCCCTATAGTTGGTAAATTGCATTTTATATTTTTATTCATAATATATTATTTTATATTATTATATTTATATTTAACATTTTTTATATCATCATTATATTCATAGGTGTTTGCGCGCGTATTTCTCCAAATTAACATGGTAATTGTTTCTTATTCAAGATTATTATTAATTTCCATCAATATATCTTTACACAGCGTCAATCATTCGATTGAACCCGCCCACATAACCGTCTCCCTTCCCGGGTGGACTATCATGTGGATCTGGTATGATGTTATTATCAATAGCCCATTATACAAATCATTCTCGAGGAGTAGTGCCCCCGATTTACCACATTATATTATTTGAGTTTGTTTTTGGCCGCCTCTAGATCTGCAGTACGCAATATTACTTTATACGGTGGTGACGCAGGCGTCAAGCGGGAGACCACCTCCATTGCCTCCCCCACGTTGAGTAGGGTTCTTTTTTCCAAATTGGTTTACCAGTTTATTAGGAATGGCGAGGGGGGGCATGGCGGTTCACACCTTGACAATACGTGGCGCCACAGTGCTCAAGGAACGTACCCGCATTTGTGAGGTTAGCGCTAGCATTTGAGCACCAGGCCTTTTTATAGTCACCCAAATATCCTGAACCTGGCAACCCTGGTCCTTGAGGCTCCCCTGCTAAGTCGCAATAATAATATTTCGTCGAATCCAAACCGCCCCACCCACCACCTTGGAACTTGGGTTTCAATTTGCTGCACTGCACGGAGCAATTCTTCAAGAATGTACCAGCTTCATGCAAGTTCTGTTTCGTGTCGTGGCACCACCTGTGTTCGCTTATTGCGTTACAGTCTACGTGCTTGCCTCTCCCACCACTGTACCAACCACCTGTCGAGAACATTGGTGCCAATTCTGTGCACCTCGCATGACAATCTGTCTTGAAGCTACCACTGCTACCCTCGTCGGTGCACCACATTCCATTGGCAGGCGCGTCCTCACATTTTCGTCGAGTGTTAAGGGTAAAGGCAGCATCCCACCCCCCGGTCTCGTACGTTGGTTTCGCCGCTTTCGGACGCTTAGCCGGCGCCGCAGGCTCGGTCGTCTCGTCGTCCGCGGACACACCAACTCCGCCCCCAGCTATCTTAAACTCCGCGGCCAACACTGCTTATACCCGTGAGTGTCTCACCCAAAAACTCACACCATGGTCCGCACTGCTGTCGAAAATCACCGGCCACTGTTTCTGTTCCTAAAGGGTCCACAGCATAAGACTCATTGACCCGTTTACAGAATGCGGTTCCCACCACACCACACTTCATTCGCTCTCCCGATATGACAAAACTAGGATTGGAGAATTTATCCATTAGCTCTTCTGCTGGCAATATGGGAAACCCGATCTCCTTACACCATGGCTTGCACTTGTCACGAAAGTTGCCAATGGATCCCGTTTCCGTAGCCTTGTTCGTGAATCTACGGTTACACCACGACAAATTTTTCCCAGTGTGTTCGCACGTACGAACGTTCGGATTCCAATTCCCTTCTCCTATCTCGAAATGTTGTTTACCGGGATCTTCTGACACTGGATGCCCAATCTGTTTACACCATGGCTTGCACTTCTCTCGGAAATTGCCAATGTGCGCGGCGGTTGCATCTTCTCGTTGACACCAAGCGTTAACTATACCAGTTTCACCGCACATACGAACGGCCGGATTCCAAGTCCCTCCGTCAACCTCAAACGGCGTTTTGCCGGCTATGGTGTCAGGGGAAACATCGGGTACGGGATGCCCAATCTGTATACACCATGACTTGCACTTCTCTCGGAAATTGCCAATGTCCGCGGCGGTTGCATCTTCTCGTTGACACCAAGCGTTAACTGTACCAGTTTCACCGCACGTACGAACGTTCGGATTCCAAATCCCCCCCGCAACATCAAACTGCGTTTGGCCGGCCGGAGTGTCTTCCGGCTTCAAGGCAGGTACAGCTCCGGCGTCCGCGGACGACGAGACGACCGGGCCTGCGGACGATGCAGGTACAGCTCCGGCGTCCGCGGACGACGAGACGACCGGGCCTGCGGACGATGCCACCGAATCTGAAGTTATGGAAGCAGTAGCCGCATTTATTTCGTCCACAAACGTCGCCTCGCACCATTCAGTTTTAATTCCATAATGATGGGCATCTTTAACTAACTCCATACAATCCCCGCTAACATCTGTCCATTCCACCGCCCCCTCGCGTTGTTTGAATAATGGGAAATTAATATAACCCGATATTAATATTATTACGCTTAATATGAACACCATGGTTAATATTATAAAAAATCGTTTTTTCTTATTCATAAGTTATTATATAATATAAGATATAATAAATTATATATGTTTTTAATTATTCATAAGTTATTATATAATATAAGATATAATAAATTATATATGTTTTTAATTATTAAGATGGCGAAAGCCACCCATCATGTTCGGCCGCTACAATAAAAATTACCGCGTGTTTAAACCCCTTAATTGTTGTAGTTATGTCTTCTTCAATCGTAGCCTTATAAACATCCCTCACCCGACCGCTTTCCCCATCGATGATAATATTATTAAGCTTCGCATCCGTATTCACCGTGAACCCAGGAAGTGGGGGGTTATCTCCCCTAAGGCACCCGAAACCCCCTCCTTCATCCTTCTTGCACCCCACACCTTCCCCTTTCCCGTTCCAATTTTCAATTTTATACATGGACTTATTAGTGTAAAAGGTGTTGTTCGTTGTGTTTTCCAAAGTTGTGCCTCCACCATCGATAAATGTAATAAAATAAAGTACTATTTTTATTTTAGGTGTGATATTGAACCCCCCTTCTTGTAAATTATTGTTAATGTGCAAGTATCTTTCTATATTGCCCGCCCCCACCCCCTCCCCTTTGGCAGAACATTGAGTAGGAAATGGCGGAGCCTTTTCCGGTATAAGTGCCACGGCCTTGTATTTTATGAAAAAATCGGGAATACCTGTTATTACCCTACCGGTACCCCCTTTGCCCGGGTATACAGAAGGCATACCTTGATATACTTTCATTTTACCTATATTATATTCTATAGCTTTATCATCTCCCATAACATGGTCATATAAATGATTCTTCCCCCCATTTATGAACATGCCTGGTTATACTTGAGGTCGCCAGTTGTTTTCGTATCTCTCTCATGCATAGCCGCTATATTACATGTTCTTTTCTTCGTGGGGTCCGGAAAGCTTTCCCTCCTGGAGACGGAGACACACGGCTGCCCTGGCATCTTAGGCGCCCCATTGAATTTTACCATTCTAGATAAAGCATCCTGTAGTTTTGACTTATCACCAACTACTGTATACAGGTCATTAAATAAGGTACCTGGTTTTTCAAATGCGGCAACCCAATCTTTATTCCACCTGGGTATATCTAATTTTATGTCTTTCATTTATACGAAACTACTTTTGCCAGCGTCCCCGGTGTCTTCGATTGGTTGAGGTCAAGGTGCCCGTCCCGCGCAACATACGTTCGTGCCACGAAACCCATATCCCGCGCCGTTGTCTTCTGGCCCCGTTAAATTTAGCCAACTCGGGGGAGCTACGTGTGCGACTGTGTGAGATTTGCATAATCGGGAATCTCCTTGCTGGACTTGCACCGCATCACGGCCCTCGACGGATACCCAGGTGTCACCATTGATACCAGCGATTGCACCTGCCGGAGCCCCGTTCGGGCATAGCTCCTCTTGTGTACAGAGACGCATTTTCTTGTCTTCACACGATAGTTTCTGTTGGTCATAGGTTAGTGCAGGGGAGACAGTAAACTTGGTAGGTGATGGACAAACCCCGACTAACCCGTTGTTGATTTCGGAACGGGTGCTATTTATTAATCGCAACATATTAATGTATTCCGAAAACCCTTCATGGTTTTTACAGTACCCCAACCAGGGGGG